AAGTCGATTTCATTTACCTCGACTCCTGGTGATACTAAGAATCCCATGTTTGTTTTCCTTTCAATGTAGTTTTAATTAATAAGTGAATCATAATAAGAGTTTTTTCAATAGTTCTATTTATAACTTTACAGTTTTAGAGTTTCTTCCAGTCCTCTATATCATTCTTCATCTTATCATAAACTGTGCCATAATTCTTACCATCATTTATAATACCAAATGGCGGAACATCATCTTCGATCTGACGCATTTTTTCAGAAAACAACATTTCTTTTAGATCAATAGTTGATATATTACCAAAGGCGTCTGACGATACAAACCACGCAAACAAAACTAAATTCATAACCAAGTCGTCATGATTTCCTTGTGTAGCTTCGTACGACGAACCTCTTATCTCAAATGTAGAAAGTTCAGAAATAGTTTCTGCATCCGCAATTTTAAGTTTGCCCAATTCAATTAAATCTTTCAAATTAGAACAGCCAATACGTTTTACACGCTTAGTCATTGTAACACCAACACCACCTTTTTTTACCGACGATTCTACGAATGTATTTTCATATTCATATTCGTAGTATATATCGTTACATACAACCTGTCCAACATCGTTATTTTCTATAACAACCAACGCTTCGTTATATTGCCGTGCTGCTTTCACTATAACATCTGAAAAGATCATAGGAGATATTAAATTATCTCTGTATGTAGCTACCTGTTCGAATCTGCCGTCAGTAATATCAATTATGTTAAAGGTTGAATAATCTTGTCCACGCCCTTTTGATACGTCTACAGTCATGACGTAGGTATGATCTTCTATTGGTTTTTCATAATATATCATACTATTATTGATAGCAACAGGTCTTTCTGGATTTAAAGATAACAAACAGTTAGATGATATTAACGTATTAGCTGTTCCTAAAAAGTTATTCCCATACTCTTGTTCGAACTGCAACTCTGATGTATTAGCAATTGTCTGTTTTTTCCAAGCATCATCTCTTCCAGGAACGTCAAACCAATCAACTCGAGATGACTTAAACTCATTTATCTTTTTCTGCGATCCTTCCCAAATTCTATAAAACATATTACCTACACCATTCGCGGTAGATGTAATAATAACCTTTGTTTCATCACCTGCTGAAATTACAGGATATGTAGATGTGTAAAACTCTGCGTCTCTTTCAACAAAGGCAAACTCATCAAGGAAAAGTAAGTCAATTGAAAGACCACGAATAGAACTTCCAGACGTGGCGGCCGCTACAATTTTTGCGTTATTCGCAAATGTAATATTACCTTTATTCAACTCTTTACAACCTGGCTGCAAAAAGAAAGGCAAATTCTCAAGTGCTAAAGTAATTCTTCCTAGCATTTCTCTTGCAGTTGCACCTTTATTTGCAAGTATCGCTATAGTTTTTTCAGGATTAAAAATGGCGTACCATAGAATATAAATGACTGTGGTAATAGACTTACCTGATTGTCGACAAGCTAAAACAATATTAAACCTATTCTCGTTAAACGTTTTGAAAAGTGTCTTTTGATAAGGATAGGGTTTGAATTCTACTAATCCTTTACTTGGCGCAATCACCTTAATGTATTTTTCTGCAAAATACATAGGACTACTCATACATTTCATGTATTCTTCTATCTCTTCTTTTGTGAAATTCTGGTTGACACCCTCACCTTTCACAAGAGCATTGCCCATGTATCCATCACCTGCCATAATATAATTACTCTGTTATGTTCTTTATATTCTTATTATGTAAAAATTTTTGAAGCTCTGCAGTTGATCCTACGAAAATAGAATTATTAGTAGTTTCAGCCGCGTTAGCTCTTTGCTTTTCCTGTGTTATATCTTTTCTAACCTTTTGTAATTTAACTAAGTCCTGTGTCATATTACTCGCGTCTTTAATCATATTTGATAAAACCTCAAACGCTCGAGGATGCTCTGACTCAGAAGCCAACGCCATCATTTGATTGATCGCCTCTGACGATTGGTCTATCAGCTCTTTCATTTTTTCTCGCGAATACTCGACATCAGTTTCGGTATCACTTATAATTTGACCTTTATCAACTTCGGTCTTTGGTTTTTCTATGATATCGAGATTTTTTTCGAGTGCATTAAGTATTTCATTTTTAGCCATGATTAAAATCCAAATGTGGTAGTGATTGTATCAGTAGGATCTATAGGTGGCTCATCGCTATCTGCGACTTTTACACGCACGTTTTCTTCACCTGTAGGATTAGCAGCTCGAAGCGCTGCATGATTTTCAGTATCACTATAAAAATGTGTGTCTACTTGACGAATAATCTTACCCTCTGTTACACCTCCAGTAAACTTGACTTTCATAGTAAAATCAAGTGAATATATCAATGTTCTTCTAGTTTGAAAGTCGCCTTCGTAATCATCTTGTATTGATGTGCCTGTAAGTATAATAGGAACATCAGTTAGTGTTCCGGGCCCTTCCATATCCTTTATAGTAACTGTATACTCAGGTGTAAACGTTGGTAGTATCTGTTCAAAAATTTGAAGAGCATCATCTTGATTTTTAGCATATATGTTTAATTGCATACTTATTGTATAAGGCACACTTTGGAAAACAACATTAGACTGTGCGGTTTCTCCTGCAACCGGCAAAACTCTTTTATTCAATCGATTTAATTTCGTGGCAGAATCAAAATCGATTGATGTAATTTCAAAACTCATCCTTGGCAATTTAATTGCAATCGATTTATCAGTAGCTGCAACAGTGTCAGCCTGAATACGCGCAAGAAACTTTTTTCGTGGTCCATAAGCAATAGGCACACGCTCTTCAGTAGTTCCTAGTCTTACAACCTTTATGTTATTAAAGATTGTTCCAAAAACAGCAACTGCTTTCTTCATTGTTTGATTATAGAAGTGTGTTCCGTTAAACATAATATTAACTTGTTATATCTGGTTCTCCAAATGGATTAGTTTCAGTAAAGTCTATAAAGTTATTTCCAATTGTTTCAAAATCTATGTTTTCTGCATATGGATCATTATCAGCTATCTCGTTAAATCCTCCAATTGCCGTAACTTCGTATGAAGCACCTGAATCAGAACCAATAACGTTACCGACACTTCCAGCAGTAATAGCAAATCCTGTGTTTGTACCATCACTTGCAACCGCACTTGAAACATTAATTTCTCCAGTTCCTACAACCGAAACTTCTCCAGTTATTGTCAGTGAACCATTTGTCTGTGTAACATCTTCTCCTCTATTATATGTTCCACTACCACTGCCTAAAGTTAGTTTTGTACGAGAAGCATACTTTGTTTCAAAGTCATCCACTTCTGCAATACCAGTATCAATCGCTTCATTGCCGTATTCGAACAATTCACAAGTTAACTTGAATGTTGGAAGATTAGATAATTGATAAAATGGATTATCATCTTCTACATAGGTGATTTGGAATAATCCTTTTACTAATGGAAAATAAATTAAATCACCTTCTTGAGGGCGTGCTTCTGCAGGTGACTGGAATCTACCAATAAGTTCTTCCCACCTTCTTGTGGCTAAGACCATAGTCATTGAATCGCGTATTTCTACGCCGAATTTAGAAAGTAAATCGCCATCACCCTCAAAACCATCAGTGTTTTCAAGATACATTTCAATTTGATAAGCACTACCAAATTTACTTAACGCGTCCTCGTTGAATATTGAATCGGTATTTACTATTGTACGAGGAATGTAATACGCGTCATGCCCGTATATCTTAAGAGCCTCTATCGTAATATCTTCGTAGAGTCTTTTTTCGGGTGTAGTTCCTTGAGAAAAATATACATTACGTGGCATAATCAATTAACCGATAAAGTCTAGTGGAGGCATTTCGTGTCTCAACTGCATCTGTTCTTCCAGCTGTTGAATTTCTTCTTTGGCATCATCAAAAATTTGCCGTCCATTTAAAGTAACACCGCCAGGCAAAACCATTCCTTCAAACTTAATTAGATTTAATCCCCACTGTCTTTTGAAGAGTGCAGTAGTATACTTTTTAACAAATGCGTCGTTATAAACATCGGTATATGTTACAGGATCAATCGCTTCATACGCGTCAAACACAACATACTTTCCTTCCATATCTTTTAAAGTATCTTTAGAAAGAAAGTTAACTCGGTTTTTATGGCGTGACCATTCAATAATTTCATAAGTACCATTAATGTTTCTTTCTATTAATGACAAATATTGTTTAGTCATTTCATAATTTATGATACCACCTGAAGGATTACTCAAATCAAATAAATCATTTAAATGCATTTGATAATCTACTGAGAACATATTTGTTCCAGAGTTTACATTATCTGTATGAAAAACATTATTAATTGAAAGAATATTTTGATTGTTTTCTATACTAATATAGCCGTTATCGATATCATCTTGTGTTACTGGGTGTTTACGCAAATTGCGAACAACAGCATCACCATGATATTCTTGATAATATTGAATAGCTTCATCGACACGATCTTCTAACTGATCATCATCTACATTAATCTCAATGACTGGATGACCTAAAGATCTTAAACAGTAATCTATCAATCCTTGTCTGTTTGTTGGTATAGCCATAATTCTATTTATTAACTTTCAGGTGCTGTACTATCAAAAGTTACACCAGGACTTACAATCACTTGGCCTTCTGTTACGCGTGTTACAACTGGAGGAGAATCATTCGTATGAATAATAATATCATATACATAACGTCCTGGTTTCAACGCTGCGGTTTCTGCTGCGGTTAGAGAAACATCTAATTCGTTATTTGTATCATCAACCGCAATAGTGAATGTACCCTTTGTGGTACCATCGTAAGATTTTGCAAGTGTGCCTTCAGCGCTATAACCACTTAAGTCGGTTAAGCCTAAGAGCTTTTCTAAATCAATCGTGTGAGTAAAATTTGCACCTTGATCTACATATAAATTTTCGTAAGTTGCCATTATTCGGTTTCTGATGGAATAGCTATTACTTCATACGTTAAATTGTTATCAACAATGTATTGATCGATTTCTTCTGAAGTACCAACCACAATCTTAATGTGTGTAGGAGTAGCAATACTAACTGGACCTTCTTCAATACCACCTGATATTTCAGAACCATTTATTACAATAGCAAATTCGTTTGCTAAAACATTTACTGATTCATTTGTATATTCTTGTATAGCCATAATTTTATAGGTATCCGGTTACTGTAAATCCTATTTCCACTAATCTGTTTTTAGCGTCTACTACATTCACGGTGTTTCCAGCAGAATCAACAAAGGTTGTACTTATTGCCGGCCCAAGTGTTGCGCCATTTACTCGTATTGAAGGAGTATTATATGTTATGCCATTAACAGTATTACTTATTGTTTGAGGTGATGCTCCAGTTGGACTATTGTTAATATTCGAAGTAATCATTGTAAGATGAGCATCGTAAAAAGCTTTTAATATAGTAGTCTTATGAGTTTTTAATAATTTTGTTTGAGAAACATTAAACACTCTTAAATTTGAAGTTACACCAAACCCACTTGCAACAGTTTGAACGCCTGTCCATGTTTGGTAAGTACCTGTTACTCCATAATCAGGACTTTGTCTATTAATTGCGTACTCACTTAATTTGGCGTACCCGCTTAAATCAGGAATCACACTACTCGCGCTAGAATTATTTTTAGTAAGTCTAAAGGTTTGAATATTTGTTGGAAGAGTTTGTAAGTTAAGTCCAGTAAATTCGTTTTGGCTGAGATCTATAAGTCTGCAATTTGCGTTTGAAGAAAAGTTTGGAAAATCTCCAGAAAGTTTATTCTGTTTAAGATTAACTACTTCAAAAGTATCTATGTGGCTATAATTAGTAAACCCTGCCAAATCGTGGTTTTGGCCATAGATGCTTTTAAAAATTCTAAAAGCAGACAGATCGATAGTGCCGCCAAGCTTAGGAAATGATGTGCCTAAGTTTAAACTTGTAATATTTTCTGGATTTGTGACTGATATACTTGGCATATTATTTACCCGAAATGAATTGTACTGTTGAACTTATAACATTACCGAATAGCTCAAATCTGTTGGATCCGCTCCCTGAGTCATTCTTAACAATCTCAATTTTTCTATTACCTTCTAATAGGTCAACTTCAACTAATCGCGGAGTGTGCTGTGCCGCATTTGATGGAGATGTATATTCTAGTGTACCATCAACATATATATAAAAACCATCATCATTTGCATAATTATACCATGTAATGGTGGTGTTAGATAATACTTTAACATTCATCGTATATAATAAAGAATTAACTGATGAATAATAGTAAGAATTGTGGGCGATATCAATTGTGCCTCTAGAATACATATCGTGAATTGACACAGCAGTGGTTGCAAAATGTGCAGGGTGAGTATAATTATTCTGATCCGCAACTTCTACTGTATAAAACGCTGGCTGGATTACATCTACCCTTGCATCTACAACTGCGGCCTCTGCGTCCACATAAGCTTTAGTAGTTAAATGGGTGTCTGCGGTTGGTGTTGCAGCTATAACATTTCCAGTTGCGGTGATATCACCACTCGCCGTTACATCAGTTGCTGTTACATTTCCACCAGAATTTATATCTATTCCGCTTGTAGTTTGAATTGTACCACCTGCTGTAAATACTCCACTCACATATGCGTTACCACTAACATCTAAAACTTCATTTGGTGCAGTGTTATTAATACCAACTCTACCCGAACGGTCGATCACCATTCTTTGTGCTAAACCTTGACTGTTAGTTGTAGTAGAACCATTTACAGTTCCAGCCGTTGCAAAAATTAATTCACCGTCTCCATAATGACCATCTGTAGCTCCTCCAACACCAAGAGGAGATCTACAATAAATTCCTCCTGTAGTAGTACGATATTGACCACTTGCCTCTGCGCTACTTTCACGTGAACCAAATAAAATGCTTGGTGCAAAAGTTCCTGCGTTTCCACTAGAGTTATATAAAAGTATACCATGAGATGTTGGATTCCCTACAGCATCATTATTAACAGAAATGAGAAGAGGAAATTCATCTTTAGTTGAGGTAGTGTTATTTTCCCCATCTGTAGCGGTACCAAGTGGATCATAGTCAATAGCACCTTCGGTGTCTTTAATATAAATCTTATCTCCGCCGGCTGGTGTGTTTGTGTCCCATTCATCGCCAATTAACAACTGATTTGCTACTGCTGCACTTCCAGCAACATCGAGTTTTACGTCAGGAGCTGCAACACCAATGCCAACGTTACCATTTTGCAGAATTGTTAAAGCCTGTAATTGGGAACTACCATTGTCTGTAAAAATTGCTAATTCATTATCAGAATTACTTCCAAGATATTTAATTGAAAAACCATCAGCGCCTGAAGTTGTTTCACCGTCTGCGTTATCTACTCTTAAAAGCGCAATATCTTCACCATTCGCTCCTACGCCATCTGAACCAATTCGAATCGCGGTACCGCCAGTGGTTTGATTAATACGAAGAGTGTTATATGCAGATCCTGTATCTCCTCCTAAATCAAGTAAAAACTCAGGTGACGTGGTATTAAGTCCTATCTTTGGCTCTTCTGAATTGATTGAGTTAACATAGATTGTGTTATTACTATTTTGATAAGTATCGTTTACCGCTTTAAGATTGTCGGCCTCGTCTCTATAAAATAGTTTGCCGTCAGCGTAATTCAACGCTAACTCACCATACTCCAACTCGCTAGCCGCAGGTTGAACTCCACTTATTCCACTTCTTGTTAATTGTATTTGTGATGCCATATTATCTATTTATTAATCCATCATTATTGGTGTAAAATCATACGTGTATGCTCTTCCATCCAAGTTGGAGTTCCATCCCCAGCCCATATACCCTACAGCAAATATTCTTCCATCAGATAAGTGTATGTGAGTATTTGCACCTGTACCATATTGTCGATTGCAATGAATAGTAACTACTTTTTCGAGTAAGTCTGAACTGAATTTTACGCGATACGCTGTGGCTCTACCATCAACGTTTTGATTTGAAAAGTTCCTGTTATTAGCTCCATTTTGATATCCAAGATTTCCGTTTCCGTTATAGCCACTCGACCAAAGCTCGAGCTTATTCGTAGATTTGTTTCTTGCTAATACATAGTAAAAATTGTTTGTATTTCCATTGGACCAATATAGATCTTGAATAGAATAGGACGTGGTATTAAATACTGTGTGGCTGAGCCTAATCATCGATGAGTAATCCGTGGCATTTATATAAAATTCTTTATCTATTTCTTCACCAAGGCTGTCTTGATGAGAAGCTATAATAAGTGTACCGTCACCATCGCCACTACCAGCGTTGTTTGTAATAACATAGTTAGCTCTACGGTTTTTGTTGCTGCTATCCCATATCTTCGTTGCATAAGCTATGTAATCTCTTGCTGGACCACCAAAATATCCACCGTGATTCTCGCCCCATGCATACACATCGTGGTTTGAATCAATCGCAACAAAATAGGTTCTCCAGTCTTCTCCGCCGGCATATAGTTTTGTAATGTTTTCTAAAGGTACACCAGCACTTGTTTGCACTTCTGACCAATGATAATTATTAATTACATTAGTTTTTGCTCCAGCACCGCCTTGTCCTGCGCCACCATAACCTGCAACATAGACTCTACCACCAGCCTTGCCAGGCAAGGTTTCACCTAAAATCGCAACAGTGTCCCAATGACCTCCACCGTAAGAACCAATAGCAGCTGCGTCAGTAACTTTTAAAAGTTTAACAGCCGAGGCAGGTGTTGTTGTAATGTCGTCGTTCACATCAAGCATAGGATTCATTACGTGTGACTTGTAAAGTCTATTCGTAGCTAAATTGTATGGTCTACCCGCAGCCGCTGTTTCGGCATTCGTCAGCGATTCACGAGTTCCTATTATTGTTTCAGGCCCTGCTGCGGTTTCCGCATGACTACGCGTAGCGGTCCCATTCGCAAGATCGCCATAGTCATTAACGCCGTGGCCCCAAAAATATCCTAGATCATCAAGTGCGTAAGCAACGTGTGACTGAATATCACCCGAGTGAACGATTTTACTCATTTTGCAATTATTCGATTCGCAAAAACTTCTTTCCCAAGAGTTAAAATATATTGTTTGGTGACGAATTGAAGCAGATGAAATAGAAGCAGCGCTGTATCCATATCCTACAGAATATGTTTTTCCTGACTTTGCGATAACGTGAGTATTGTAATAAGAAATATATAGTTTATCAACCTTTTCATCATCAGGTAGCATCATTTTGGCTCGATAACTATGACCGTTGCTATGATTTGCTCCTGTGCGATACACGCTATTGCTGTTTCCTCCAATGACAACATCATCTTCATCATCGATATAGCAAAACGCGTCGTTGTATTGTGGCGCCACAGTATGGTGTTTACCAGATTCTGATTCAGTTGCTTTCTTAAAGTTGCCTCTCTGGCGTGCACCGGTTTGAAGAATACTTCCATCTTCAAACATGATTGCTTTCATACCATTTATAATTACACCATTTGTATAATCACCAAATGAATTTGGCGAAATGGCGTTGTAGTTAATAATAAGAGTATCGTTGTTTTGGTCAAGGCCTGTGTCATTTATCGTTGTAACTGTTTTACGATCACGGCCATTTAATACGGGATCACCTTCTCCAGCGCCGCCGCCATGTACCAAAGCTCTTCCTTCGTGTGAATTAGTTCCAGCACGTGTTGAGTTATTGAGTTTAAAGTCGGGGCCCGTTGTTGTAATAGTTCCAGTTATTGCAGGATTCGTTCTAATCGATACTTTACTGTTATTATCTAAAGCAATACTCGTGTTGTCAGGATCTACATCTAAATGAATTGTACCGTTAACAGGAGAAATAACCGTTTGACCATCACCTGAAGAATTAGTCGATACCAAACCACTACTTGCGATATCAATCTTAAAATCTATTTTAGTATTCTTTTTAGCTTTAATGTAATACTTAATTGCGATGTAAGGCTGAATACGATCTGCAGCTGTTAAACTAATATTGTGAGAGTGAGCGGTTGTACCTGAAAGACTCGATAAATCGTTCTGAGTTGTTGTACCTCCATTTATTCCGCCGTCAGCACCACCACCAGTATATGTTGTATGACTAATGCCTGAATCTTGCCTTCTTCCGTCAGATCCATGTGAATACTCTTGTATACTGGTTGCATCACTTCCTAATGTGTTTTTATTTGCAGCGACTGTACTTTCACTTCCACGATTAGCGTCACTAACAGCAACGAAAATCTGACCTGCATTATCAACGAATTTGTGACGGTGAGAAGGAATCTGATCGATAGTTAAGGTGTGATCAAATGTACTAGTTGAAATATTAGTATCTCCTCCATAGCTACCGAGGCTACCTGCATTAAACCCAGCCGCGGCTTCAGTCCCTACTGGAACTCTACCTCTATAGTCAGGAAGCTGAAAGTCACCATTATTTTCACCCGCGCTACCACCGTAAGTATATTGTATTACATCAAACAGGTCTGAGTACTCGCCGTCTTTTGAAACAAATGCCCCTTCACATAAAAGATAATTAGTATCATTTGTAAGTCCGCCTAAAGCAATAATAGAACCAACAGGCATAACTTCTTCAAACACTGTTGTAGTTTGTTCTAAACCACCTGACTGCTCGAAAAGCGTTGCAGCATTCTGCCAAGCAAGATCGCCGTTTGTAGTTGCGGATGTAAGCACCGCGTTATTAATGGCAGGAGGACTCGGAACGGTGTATGTTTTAGTGCCAAGAATAAGTTCACTTCCTGCCTTTACTTTATCTGAAGTTAGCTGAGTCGCTGATTCAACTTCAGTGCTAACTGATAGTTTAGTAATTGAACCAACTAATTCTGAACCGCCGACTGTAACTAATTGATCAAAGGATGCAGCAGAAGTAAATTGTAAAGGCGTTGAAACAGCTGTCGATAAACCATTGATAGGAACATAAATTTCAGCTAAAGATGCAATGTCTGTGTTGATCTTAGTTGTAAGTGTACCTTCAACAACTTCAATTTCACGCTTAAGACTGTTAGTCTTTTTACGCCAGACATCGAAAGTATCGTCACCGATAATTCCGTTTCCGAAGTCCATTATATCTGATTCTTGTATTGCCATAGTTCTATTTATTATATTATTTTGTCATCACTGCGCTATTTCTTCCATTAACAGTGAAGCCCTATTTAATCCACCAAAGGTAGGTGTAGTATCTAACGTGGTGGCGTGTGATCCATCTCCTCCAAATTTAATAGTATAAACGTGTTCGTTAGTACTTGCTGAATTAAAATACCAAACTTCAGTACGTCCCGTATATCCCATGTGAGGTTGCATAAAATGGCTTACAGCTACAGGAGTGGTATCCTCAAATAAAACAACAGTAACTCCATCATTTGCATTTGCGTTTCTAAACTGTGCTTTTAAAGTAACTTTAATAATACTAGAAGTAGATGTAGGTGTCATTGTAATACTAAATCCTGCGTCTGCACCTTCACCAAACTCTGGGAGAGTTTCATCTTGTGGAATCACCGTTTTGTGAGAAACCTCAGTCGTAGTCTCATCGAGTATGAATTGAATAATTTCTCCTGGTCTAAAGGATTTAGCTTTTAGTTTTAATTGACCCGATTCACCAAATTCAAAATCATTTGTATCAGCGTGTAACTTAATTCTATTAACGTTTGATTCTGGAGAATCTGTTAAACCATCTAAGCTATTTAAAAGATTAACAGTTCCAGCACTCTCTGCACCTGGCGACCCGATTAATATA